GGCTTTCTCTTACGGTATCCTCAGCCCTCACGCTCTAGGCCCCTTTCCGGCAGACGGCCCGCACTGCATCCTGAAGAGCATCTGCCCAACCTGCTGCGCAATCCGGTCTACTGCCCCTTCGCGTGGAGCGTTGAGCATGCCGTGTACCACGCGCGCTAGTTCGCCAACCGTGCGAAGCTCGGAAATCTGCGCTGCCACGTCATTGCACATCTGAAGCACTTGATGCGGAGAGGCCCGACGAACAAGCTTCAGGTTGGTCAGATCCGTCACCGCCACCACGGCGCCGTCCTTCCGCTGGATCAGCAGAACAGCAGTATACGCTTCCTCGTCAACCCCAGGCCGCGTTTGTCCAGGTGGCGCGTTCCCAGGCTCGGCAGCCATACCCACTTGCTGCTCTTCCTGCTCCTCTGGAACCTCGGTGTTCTCACGGACCTCCTGGTCCCCTTCTCTGTAGTCATCCGCCACGACTTACCTCCCAATCCTCAGATGGTTGAAACACTACGCGGTCAGTATCGGACTCGACAATTACCGCCGTTACCTGCACTCTATCAAGCTCCCTGCTTGCTATCAGCTTTTCGGTAAGCTGTAGCCAGATAGCCTGCGCAACTTCTTCGATAGTCTTGTCCTTGTGGCCACGGTTGTCAACTATTGCGAGAACCAGCGCCGAGGCGTCGAATCCCAACAGCCGCCCTTCCTTGGTGAGCGCCTGTGCCGCGAATTCCAGACAAATCTGCCTGCCGGGCTGCCCTGGCCACTTTATGCGCTTTTCTCGAATAAACACTACAGAATGCCCAAGATTTTGTGTGTTTGTAAGGAAAGCTTCCAGTGCTGGTGCCCTAGTACGAACTCCACTGCACGGCGCCTAGACATCTCGTTCTTTGCAGCTACAAATGAACCCTGTCCGTAATCACACGGCTGCACATACAGATACGCAGACAAATGTGCATACTGCTCAGGGATCACGCCCTCGTCCATAACTATCTTCACAGCGTCGTACTCCCGCCCAATGACCGGATGACCGGGCTTGGGAGAGCATGTCAGGTAGACCTTGGACATCGGGTGGGGCCTGAATGGAACCGTGCCATTCGTCTCCGCGTAGATGACCCAGCCCATCTGAGCGAACTCGCGTACGAGCCTGTCATCTAACTGAAGCAGCGGCTCGCCTCCAGTGAACGTAACCCGCCGCGCACCATTTTCGGGCAGTACGTTATTAGCCAGGATAACTACACCGAGCGGGTCATTGACCTCGTGCTGTACCTTGTTCTTCTGCGGGGTGTCGCACCAAGAGCAGTTCAGATTGCAGCCAGCAAAGCGCACGAATACTGTGGCCTCACCGGCAAATCGGCCCTCACCCTGAATGCTATAAAAGACCTCACTTATTCTGTACACGCTCTGCCTCGTTATAAATAGGCCCGTTAAAATTGGCCGAAATCTCTGCCACCGAAGTCGGGGTTTCCCACACCTTAACAGCGTACAACCTAGCCGGGTAAGACGGGCCGTAAACCCACTCAAGGTGTCTGGCGAGAAATGCCGCCATGTTCTCCGCTGTAGGCTCTCCAGTGAGAATAAATACGCGCATGCCGTGTTCGATAAGAAACTGTGTAAGCTCCTCATCCTCAGCATTCAAAATGCAGGCGTGGTCCCAATGAGTATTTATGAACTCCTTGATCCTAGCACCGATGACCCCGAAATCCGCAACCATGCCACTTGTCTCGTCGAGAATCTGACTGCCAAAAGAAGCCTCTACTACGTAATGATGACCGTGCAGATTCTTACACAGCCCCTCGTGATGCATGAGCCGGTGTGCGGCCTCAAACTCGACCCGCTTAGTCACGGTAAACATGACCTACTCCTTCTCGTGCACAAAAAGCTGAATAGCGACCTTATGCCCCTCTGGCGTCATTTCGTCCTTGAATGCCATCGTAAAATACAAATCCCTGCCAGACGACGTGGCCATGGATCTAGCGAGAATGGCGGCCTTCACCATCTGGTTTACCGCCCCAGCGCCAATGGCGATTGCCGATACACGCTTACCCTCATTGATAAGGTGCATGATTGAGCCAGCAACAGACCCAACATTGGAGCGACCAGCGACCTTGATGGTTTCGCGCTGTACTTCTGTCATCTGCCTGCCTCAGCCTCCGCTTGAGAGCGGCGCCGAGTAAGCTCCCGGCTGACAGCCAGGTATTTCTGCTCGTAGCCACCCCTGAGTGATTCTAGCAACCGCGCATCCCCTTTCAATCGGATCGCCTTTTGCTTTGCAGAAATCACCGCTGGGTGGCCTCCAGCTTCGGATTTCTTGTCTGTTACCGCCTTATCCCCCAACACCCTATAGCGGGCGTCATAGGCTTGCTCGTAGTCAGTGTCCGCAATTGTTGCCGCCGCGTCAAAGATTGCCACCTGAGTAGAGGCATAGGCCGTAAGCGAAGCCCAATACCCAAGTTGCTTGGCAAGTTCAGACTCGCTCATGGCCCCAAGATCATCAGGAAACGAACACTCCCCTCCTGGGTTATTTGGCATAGGCAACCGCAATCTCCCGGCAACGGAATGGGCGCGCTCAGTAGCCGCCTTTACCGCCTCAACCTCCCCATAATCTGGCATGTTACACCGTAGGCGTCAATTGGCTAAAGCTTTCCATCTCCCGGTATCCGTGCTGCCCAAAGCCGAGCGTCATGCACACACCACACGCTAGGCACTTAGATGCCTTGGCAGAATTGGCCCTAGAACACTCCGTAAGCCTAGCTGGAAGACTGGTGGTTTTCAGCCCTGCCATCGTGGTCTTAAGTGCCGCCAATGTGGGCGCCAATCTGGAGGCATCGTACTTAATAACAAACTCCCTCTCTACCGAAGTATTCTTGTTGACATAGAATACTATTGTCGTTGGGACTTTAAATCCCCACATATACCAATGCGATTGGTCGATGTGTGTCTGTCTAGCTTCTATTAGGTTGGAACAAGTTCTATCATTAGCGGATTTCAACTCAAGAAGCGCCAAGTGCGCTCCATACTTACTCAGTAGCTCCCCAAAAGTGTCGGCCTTTGGCGCCTCGTTCCCAAGATACAGCACACCATCGGTGTGCCCTGTAACACGGTACTCATCATTGACCAGAGACATCTCCTCGTATCGCCACTCCGGTCCAGGCATGAAGCCTTCACGTACTTCGTACTGAACCTTCCCGTTTACAAGTCCGATAGGGCGTTTCCAAAACCCCCACAGAATTCCCATGGGGCCGAACACCTTGTTCTGATACAGGTCGTGAATGGCCGTGCCTAGCCAGAAAATGCGCAGCAGCCCGCCAGTGATGGGCGAATCCTCGGGGATAAGATCGGGGCGAATCTTTTTTATGACCTCCATCCTCGGACATACCCCACCGCATATCACTGAAGGATGCCAGTAACCGTCGTCCTCTCGCCGCCCACTTAGGGCCTCGTGCATGAAGAAAGTTTCCACTTTGGGAAGAACCGTTATTTCGGGTGCCGGACTGTGCATAGCGGCCAACAGCCCCTTGAGAGCGCTTGCCATTATTCCTCCAACTGTGCAGCTACAAACTCTTCCCTGTTACGCTTTCCTTGAGGACACTTCCAACATAGCGAGAGTTTGTTACTTAGCGCCATGGCGTCTCTATGACGCGCCAAGCATACTTCCAAACTCAGACACTTTCTACGTGGTATACAATGGAATTCAGGAACAACCTCGTCCTCTAAGAAATACTGCCCTCGGGCCTCGGCTTCTGTGGCTTCTTGTATCACGCCCCCACGGCCCATGGCGCACTCCCTTCGTTGAGAAGCGAGCCAGCGTACATCTCGATCTCAACGCGGGAGTCCGGCTTCTCTGTCTGCGCCGCCCTGGTGAGCGCGTTGATGATCGCAAACAAAGTATCGCCAGTCTCATGCCGGTGCGCAAGAATTGCCTGCTCCGTGAACGCCTGCGAGAGTCCACGATCCTGGCAAAAAGCGCGAAGATGCTCTTCAGGCTTGGCTACTGGCGTGGCTACGGCCTTGACAAACCTATCCAAGAACGGCCGACCGTCAACCAGTGCAACGGCTATAGCCTTCTCTACAGTGGAGAGAAGAGCCCTGTCATCACTACCAATGTGCCGATGACTAACCGCTCTGCTGTGCAGTACCACCAGATCGTTGGTACACGCCTTGCGAAAGATGAAGGGATACACGTCGATGGCCCGACTACCGACCTCGGAATTGCCAACGATCACCCCTAGATGTACTGGCGAACCCTTCTCCAGCGGGTCGTCAACCCAGATATTGTCCATCGTGAGCTTCAGCCACATATTCTCGGGAGTAACACTGAAGGAACGAATCCTGCGGCTGTTGCCAAGATTCACCGTGGCCCGCTCTATGGAGTCAACGATCTGACGGTTATCAATACGACGGTACTCCTGGGAAAGAACTGCTCGCACGATGCCACCCTTCATGCGAAGAAGGAGGTTACGGGCCTGTTCTCTGGAGACGGTTAAATGAGCCAACCCCTCGTTGAGCACAGCGTCTGCCAGATCCGGTGAACGTTCACTGATCTTGCGGTAATAGGACACCGGAACCTCGATGCGGCCACACATCTGGCCCGATGCACGCTGGTCAAGCTCCACGGAAAGAAACTTACGACCTTGACCGTCATCTACAGGCTTGGGCAATGCCAGCCGGCCGCCCTTCATGCGCAATTCGAGTGGGCTAAAGAAGTGGTCGTGCTTGCCCTCGTCGTCTCTTGCAACGAGTTCCTTGACTTGATCCCAGGTCGTGTCAAAGCCGTATGCCATGATTATGTCTCCAGCATGTTTGGCACCTAGCTCCAAGGATGGGAGTTGAACCCACATCTCCGTCTAACAACGGGCTCTGCCCCTTTTGAGCTACCTTGGTGATTACGATACGCCCTCGCACTTGGCTGGAGGTGTTGGGAGTCGAACCCAAGTCCACAAATGCCTACTTATGAACCACCACATGCTTCTCTTCATGTTAAGCTGTTTCCAGCCTCAACTTCGGCCCATGAGAAAACCGAAGAGGTTGACAAGCTGTTTTCTTTTCCTTCCAAGTCCGTGCCAGTCATACGTACATGGAGGAGCAACCCTGTAGGTTACGCCCTAGCCCGCTACCGGGTGTCTTACGAGTAGGACGGGACGGCTCTTAGGCCGCCAGCGCAACCGGAACGGCAACATCGAACGTCTTGCGGACGAAACGATTGGCCGCGTCGATCACGTTGTTGATGAAACGGTTCGCATTTCTTCTGTCGCACCCTCACGCAAGGTGCCCACGGCATGCAATCCATACCTCAGCATCCATGTCGAAACCACTTCACCCCCATAATTTCAAAGAGCGATGGAAGTTGGACGCCGATAACGTATCGAATAACGTCACCGGATTTCCCCGGCAAAGGACGAGCGATTTGTGAGGGGCACTTTTGCCGTTACCCCGCTTTTGTCGCTCCTATAACTTCGCCCTCCTCCCAAAACACTACGCAGGCTCAGGTTCCTCAGCCGCCTCGTCACCACCGATGGAGGCGATGTTGTCAGAGGCCCCGATGCACCCGGTATCCTCCGCAACATCCTCCAGCAGCACGCACAGCGCATCGAGATCCTGCACCGAGAGCTTGGTCCAGTCGATGCTCCGCAGCGTAATCACCGCCTTGGTGGCCTTCTCCTGGTCGTTCTTGTACGTGGCTGCCAGCATGTCGCTCAAGCAGGTAGTGACGCTGGTGGCGAGGAGAACCGGATCACCCTCAACGGCGAGGGCCGGAGCGGGCTCGGAAGCCGCAGGCTCAGGAGCCGCCGCAGGCTGGGGCGCATTGGCGTTGAGGATCTTCTCCATCTCCTTGTCAACCATGCCCTTGAGCTTGTCGATGGGGAGGGAGGCAGCCACGTCAGCGAAACGCTCGTGCCGGTCCTCGGGCAGCGCCTCGATGGCCCGCGCCTGTGCCACGCTGATCTGCCCCGCCCGGAGACGATCCTGAAGAACGTCACTGATCTTGAGCAGTTGAAGACGCTGAGTGATCAGCGTCTTGGAGAAGCCCAGGGACCGTGCCACGTCCTCTTCGCTCACCCCACCGGCGATCAGCCGCTGGATACCCTCGGCCTCGTCCATGGGATTCAGGCTCTCACGAGCCACGTTCTCGATCATATTGGCCTTGTACTGCTCAAGCACCGTCATGGTGGCGGGGTAGATGCGGGCCGGAAGCCCGGCGATCTCAGCCTTCTGTGCCGCCGCCACGCGCCGGAAGCCGTAGATGACCTTGAACCCGGACTTGCCCTTGATCTTCTTCACCCCAATCGGCTCGTGCACGCCCTCAGCCAGGAGGGTGTTGGCGAACGCCTCGATGTCCCCCAGGTTCTTGCGTGCGTTGAACCCCTCCTCCACGACCAGTTCGGACACGGGAACCATTTGCGTTACGAACTCGTCACTCATCCCACACCTCCTCTTGTTTCCGTTGGAAACGTGTGTTTGTCAAGAACTTTGAGGGTACTTCCCTCTTCTTGCCTTGACCAGCCCATGCTACCATAGCTACTTCAAACCTCCAACTTTTAGGGCCGCTTCCAGAGTGCAAGCCTGGGGAAGCTTGTCTCCCCGGAAACACTTGAACTCCGAATGCCGCATAGACCCTGAAGGGAATACCAGCTTCCCCCTAGCTGTAAATGCCTTGCCTACGTACAAACCAGGGCTGTTATAGAAGGCCGCCCTTTCCGCCTCATCCAAGCCAGATATTCTGCATATCTCAGGGCATACCCCCTCTACGTACAAGCCAGCGATGATGGACTTAACCATCCTCCCCTTGTACTTAGCGGCGTCGGACTGCTCGAATCCGAGGCATACGTAGTCAACCTCGAATTCCCGCTTCATACGCGCCCAGCCGTCTCCAAACCGGCACCCCGCACGCTTGAAAACGGCGCCCTCGAAACCCTCTGCCTCAACTTCCGCCCAGATACCCAACGCCCCCTGTGTGAGGGGAATGAGCCTAGAAGCAAAGAACCAAGGCCAGCCACCATGAAGTTGTGCAGCCAAGCCTTCGATGAGCCCTCTACGCCAGTCGAAGTGCTCAAAAGAAACATCTACGCCGTTGTGCATCACCACATCAAAGGCGTAGAAGTGCTTGTCTCTCCCTGTGCGAATACCCCAGTTAGACCCGTGCATAAACTCCCCATGGATCACGGTCCTTCCAGTGAAGGGAAGAATGCGACTCTCAATGAAGGAGTGCTTTAGCTGCCCATGCCTAGAGAAGATGTAAACATTGGTAGAAGAGCCGCTGGGCTGGATCTCCATCCTCCCCCACTGCCCGTCGTACTTGAATTCGGCGTAGGTGTATTCACGCTCGATGATCTTGAACACGTCAGACTGCCGTGGGTCAAGATCGGCGAAGTCCGGTCGAGTGGTGATGTACTGTGGGTAAACCTTTCCAGCCGTTCCCATGTCGTTCCCCTATCGTTCAAGAGAGAATGTATCAGGAAACTCTGTGTTTGTCAATAAGTATCTCTCCAGCAGGGGTGATAGTGTGAAATCTGACTGGGGAGTGGATGCCGCTAGAAAAACGCACTATGGCCGATGGAAATGGTGCTGCTTCCCGTCGCCGCCCGTTTTCCAGAAAATGCACCCTACCTTTGACTAAGAAAATATCCTCTGCGTGCATACAGTAGTCATGCCAATACGCCGTATCCGTGCGTGATGGGATCAAACATACAACTGAAGAGCCGCAAGCTTCTCCACGAGTCTCCAGGTATGCTTTCTTAATCCACTTACTTATCACTCGCCCATACGGCGGGTTCATCCAGCATGACTCACCTTGCCATGACCTGAGTAGCCCGTTAGTGTGGGGCTCGAAGAATCTAGGAAGCTTAGCCGTTTCAGGCCGAGCGCATACGTCCAACGTAAAACCATACCGTGAATGCCGCGCCTTGAATAAATCCCACGGTGTCTCCCACTCATCGTACTGCGAAGAGAACATCAAGTCAGTGTTCATAGTACCCTCGTGCCAGCGTGCTCCAATACCGGCATGGCCTCGAACAACTTGTCACGCAGAGGCGTCATGAGCGCCACCATCTGCGGGTGCGCGTCCTTGGCGCACCGGAGCTTGAACACATGCAGCCACTCTCGCAAGTTGGCCGTCATCACGATCTCGGTCTTGGTCGAGTTAGGCAGGACCGACCGAGCCTGCTGTGGTACCCAGTTGCAGACGCCGCGCAAGGACTGGTAAGCGTTTTCGGCCTGAGCCATGAAAGACATCCACCAAGAGGCATCTCCATGAGGGCACACATACTTGCCTTTCTCCTTGAAGTACCAGTGGGGCTCCTGTACGTACTCAGGCGCAGAATGATACTCCCCCTCTTCTACCTCGGTCTCCAACCACGTCGGGATGATGAACTTGCAGTGGTTGCCCTGCTTGTCGCCCGCGTAGTCCACATACCTTGTTGACTCAACCGTGTACGCCGCTAACCGATGTCGCGTTAGCTCGGCAAGAACACCTCGGTCGGTCACTAGACGGGCCGTCAGGTTGACATGCTCCAGCACGCTCAGGTGGCCCCGCTTGAGGATCATGCGAACGAAGCCTTCCGGGTCGCCCTTGGGCTCGCTCTGGTAAGCCGTGCGCCCGGCGCGCTCAATGGCTTCACAGACCTTCTCGCTGAACACCTTGTCAAATACGGGAATGCCGCTCTCCATGAACGAAGCCCACTCCGCGTACTGCTTAATAAGAATCATACTACCTCCTTCATAGCGGCCTCACACGCCTCACGCGCCCAGGACAATCTATCCCTGAGTGGGAGCTTCACGAAATCTAGCTCTGCCCGCTCAACCAAAGGCAGCAACTCTTCCACGCACCGCACCAGTTCAGCCATTTCCGCATCTTTGCTGGTATTCTCTAGCCAATGTAATCTTTCAAGCGCCTTTTCTACCGCAAGCTCGTCAGGATATGGCGCGTCGTCCAGATTAGACTCCCGGTCCAAACTCCACTGTTCGTTCATTTCCTGTAGAGTAGAATCTAGTAGCTCCACCCAGCCTTCAGGAAGATCAGCTACTACCTGGTGCTTTGCCACTTGACGCAGATTCTCCAAGGCCGCTACATCTAGCGCCATACGAAATGAGGCCTCATCACAAATGCCGCCATCCTCAGTGATCAGCACCGCCCTACCAAGCAAATCCTTGGCGATGTTAGTTACGTGCCCCTTCTCGTCCACCAACTTGAAACTAAGGTGATCGACCCACCCTACAGCCCAATGGCTGCAACGAACAACCCCCCACTCCTGACCTTCCGGGTAACGCCGCCGCCAAAACGCAAGAAAATCGGCCGTAGTAGTCTCTTCCCGAAGCGAGGAGTCTCGACACAAAATACAGGGGCCAAGCGTCCACGTCTTGAATAGCTCCTCGTTATCCCCGCTGTACCCGAAATCCGAGGGCTCCCTGAGTGCCTCTTCTATAGCCGCCTTCCTATCAATTTCTAAGAGAGCCGCAAGGTCAGCCAAAGCTTTGAATCCGTTGACATCGGTACTCAATCTTTTCCCCTGTTTGTAAGGAAGTCTAGATACTCTTGAAATTCAGACTTAGGAATAAGAAACAAGTCATGCTCTACGCATGTGGGGAAACCCTCTATGGTTATTCCCACAGCCCAGCGCTTTCCTATGGCCGAGGCTTCGTTGTGAACCTTAACCACCACCGGAGAAGTGATAGTGAACCTGGCTGTCTTATCCCGCTTATATTCGACTACAAAGTGATCGTTCTGAGCGTCACCTTTCATAGAAGGAAAGGGCGCTGCTCCGCTATTGGGCGTTTGCCTTAATCCAAGCTCTTTACTCAGCCGCTTTTCTTGCCTGTTACCGAGCGTCTTGCGGTCTTTTTTCTCCGGGACAAAGAGCGGAGAAGTAAAGGTCTTCCCCCCAAGCCGATCACTTCTTTCCTTCACCACTGTCCTTCTTTCCGTCAGCGTCTTCCTTTTCATCCTCAGAAGACGCGGCGGTCATAATAGCAGCACCGTCCCAGAAAGCTGACTCCCTACGCCAAACCTCATCTCTGAGCATCTTCAGGACAGCCGCCCCTCCAGGGCTCTCAAGAAACTCTACAGCTTGTTGCGCGCCTTGGAACTTCACGTCCTTGGCGAGTGTGATCCAGCTTCCGTCATAAAGAACAATTCCGGCTCTCTTGGCCGCCCTGAGTACCTGAGCCGCATAATCCGTGGAGCCCGCCTTACGACGCTCCGACAGAGGAACGAAGGCTAAGTCGAACGTAGCACTCTCCATCGGCGGCGAGGTCTTGTTCTTCTCAAACACGACCTCGATCTTGGTGCCGATGGTGTGCTCATCGGCAGACTTCAATACACCCTTACGCTTCACGTTGCCTGTAAGCGAAGAGTAGAAATTGATACTGTTTCCACCAGTGGTCGTCTCGGGGTTGCCATACATGACCCCGATCTTCATGCGAATCTGATTGATGAAGATCACTGTGGGCGGCAGTGCATTGTCACAATACCGCGCGTTCATGTCAGAGGTCCACACACGCATCATCTTGGCCATCAGACGCGATGCAACACCTTGCTGCCACTTCTCGGCTGATACCTCAAGCTCAACAGAAGGGACAAGCTGCGCGATAGAATCCACCACAATCATGTCAGCGCCACTTGTAAGTACCGCCGAACCAGCGTCAATAACCTGCTCCGCGTAAGTGGACTTCATAACGTAAAGCTCTGAAGTATCCACACCAAGACGTTCTGCCCAGAAATCCTCCCACACGCCCTCAGCATCTACCCACATGGCGTTAGGTGCCTGGGGACGCTTGCAGCACTCGATGGGGGTTTTCTTCATCGACTGCTCGTCCCAGGCAAATCTGGGCTTCCCGCAGTTGCGGCATAGCCGCTGAAGCGCGGCCAATGCCTTCATGGCGATCAAGCTCTTTCCACTGGACTCCTTACCCTTCATGTGAATGGCGCGGCCCATAGGGAGCCCGCCACCCGTAGCGAGGTCCAGAGCAAAAATGCCTGTCTCTAGTCGCTTGATGCGCTTAAGCTGTGGCGAGCGTGCTGCATTGACCACAACACCTGGGCCATATTTCTTGGCGATCTCGTTTATCGCCTCATTGAACGTGGGAATCTTGGCCATCTAGCGCCTCCGCGTGAATAGCTCGGGGTACGCCTTGGCCGCGTCTGCTGCCACACCCTTGAAGTCCCTGCACTCTTCGGACATCATCCGCGCGATTTCCTGAAGAAGCGCCCTACGAGCCTCTTCTTTCTCCTCAAAGTAGCAATAGTCCTCGCCGCCGATGTCCACCCTGGCAAACTCGAAGGTGTTGTTGGCACCGGGAGGCGTCAAGTTGATGGTTAGCCCAAGAGCAGCGGAAACCTTGGAAGGATGCACCTCGTCAGGAAATACCCTCGCCTCAAGCTCCACTACAGTGTCCTTGGAAAGAGTTTTCCCATGCTGCGCCTGCACTGCAATCTTGCCTTGGCGTGTCATACTCATTCTTCGTCCCCTAGTGCGATTGCAACGAACTTGCGATTTACACCGTTATCCAACGCGCTCCAAGCCTTCACCACCTCGTTGGTAAAAGCCTGATCTAGCTTCCAAGCACCAAGCTTTGCTCTGGACACGATAGCGTCTTTCAGCGCGTATACCTGGTGCTCCGTGTATAGCCGATGCCCACCGGGCGTCTGGTAAAGCGCGTCAGGAATAACCCTGAGCAGCGTCCACTTCCGCATGGCGTGAACAGACACACCAACCCTCTTAGCAAACTGCCCAATGGTGAGCATATCCACGGTAACCTGTTTACCGTCCGATAGCGTAACCTGCATGCGCAAGGAGCTATCAAGTCGCGGCTTCCTACCGCGCTTCTGCCTATCCTCCTTCTCCCGAGCGTACTGCTCCTTACGCTTGGCCTTGACCTTATCCCGGTATTCGGGGTCTGTACGATACCTATCGGCCTTGCGCGCCGCCAACAGCGCTTTGTGAGCCATGTAATAATGATGATTGTATGCGGCAGAATTGTTAGCGCCCTTTCCCTTGCCCTGCGGCCCGATCTTACCCCTCTTCCCAGCTACAGGGAGAGAAGCCGGAATCTCGGGCTGTTCTGTAACCTGTAGAACCTCGTCAGGCATTTTACTACTCCAGATTCAGCGGGGTGTCGGTGGAGATGCCCTGCTTAGGAAGTACGTCCATAAACGCCTTCTCAAGCTCCGGGTCTTTCTGCACTTTCAGCGTGTCTATGGTCGTGAGCGTAGAACACCCCTTAAGCTCCTCCAAAGAAATGCGGCCAGAGCCAACCAGCCCCTCAAGCTTCTTCTCGTCGGCCGCGAATTTCCAGGTGCCTGCCGCTTCTGGCTCGATGTTTCTAAGCTTGAGCAACTGAAGAAGCCTCATGGTATCAAAGGCGACTTTGTTACTCTTCTGGTCAGTGATCTTTGCGCCGTTGAATATGCACACGAAGTGCCCCTTGACCGTTTTCTCGCCGATCTTCTGCGCCAGGGCCAGAAGCCGTGTACGAAGCTCGTCTTTCTTATCGGCGATGACCTGCTTCTCAAGCAGGTCAAACACCGACCAGAGGTCAATCACCTGTTCGTCAGTAAGCTGTTGAATTGACGTAGAGCATACAGCCTTCACGAATCCCAATATGCCACCAGTACGAACTTGAATCTCTCCAGCCATCGTCTCCTCCATTCTCAGGTTAAAGGTATCATGGATACTTGAGTTTGTCAAGAAGTTTATCCCACCACTGGATACCTGTGACTCAAGTATTTCTTCCTACGCGAACCCCAGTAGGCCCGGCAGATGTCTATGTTGTCGTCCACAAAATCCAGTACAACAGGTTGCTTTTTATCCGGGTAATCGCGCAATATACGCCCAACGGCCTGTATAACACCTGTCTTAGGCGTGGCCATGAGCAAAGTGTCTATGTCGGGAATGTCCAATCCCTCAGCGGCCATCTGATATGTGCCAAAGATGGCGTCCGCTCCTTCCGCCTCTGTCAGCGCCACTTGTTTCATCTGCCCCATATACTTAGACCCAGTAAACTCCGAGAAACGGGAGTCGTCTTGGAATGTCTTAAGCATGTATTCGACGTGCTCCCGTCTCTCGGAGAGAACCATCACCTTTCTTCCACGCTCCAACGCCTCATGAAGACGCGCCATGATATACGCAGTCCTCGGGTTGCTGGAGGCCAAGAGCGTTACCAACTTAGCGGTATTTATGTCCCCATTCCAAGGGAATATGTAGTCACGCCGGTTCAACTGTGTCGGGAGTGTGAGCTTGTATATGGTGGGTATGCGATTGGTGTGGGCTATCTGACTCGCAATGTTGCCGATATGATAGTAGAATATGTACTCCATGCCGTCTCGACGTTTCGGTGTGGCCGTGAGACCAAGACGGTACTTGGCGGGAAACTTGGTGATGGCCGTCTGCCACAAGGGCGCGGCGAATCTGTGCACCTCATCAGTCACCACCATACCAAAAGAGTTAAAGAGCGCCGGTGGATACTCCCTGGAGGGGCTCACAACAGACTGCACCATACCCAGCACTACGTCATAGTCCAGGCCGCTGTCCATCTGATCCCGCTGCCACACACCCACCTTTATGCCCGGAAGGAACTCCTTAATACGCTCTCTCCACTGGTTCATTAGAAACTCTTTGTGCACAAGAACTAGTGTGCTTCTACCAAGAAACCGCATTATTTCTAGCGCGCATACGGTTTTGCCCGTACCGCAGGGAGCTTCTAATACGCCGCCACCATGCTCTTGTAAATGCCTCTCCATCGTATCAACAGGAGTCTCTTGATATGGGCGAAGCTTAACTGCATCTGGAACGTAGCCCCAAGGTCTGCCTAGACTGATTGGCGACCAACACTGCGCCGGAATTAGATGGGCGTACGCACGAGGCACGGTAACATCATTGCCGTCTACACCGTACAAGCACACCGGGTCGTCCTTGGGTGGGTACAGCGTCAGGTCACGCTGCATGGTAGCCGTGAACTCATGCTTGGCTATCCGCGTCCAACCGTCCACTTAAGCTCTCCACATCAACGAGATGAGAATACGCGGCTGTTGTCCACTACTTTGTCTCGGCCCAACACCCGCCAATCTTCGGCTCCGCTATCAGAGGCACCCGAAGCTGAATGCTTCCCTCCATCTGCTCCTTGATCACGCCCATGACATACTCCTCGCAGCCCTCTCGCACTTCGAATAGAAGCTCGTCATGGACCTGAGACAGCATGAAGACATCCTTGCGCCATACGCCGTCCTCGATGAACTTATTGCGAAGATTCCGCATGGATATCTTAATCAGGTCTGCTGCGGAACCCTGCACTTTCGTATTAACAGCCTGCCTTTCTGCCGGACCTTTCACCTTCCAATCAGACGAATTGATATCGGGAAGATATCGGCGTCTTCCTATGAGGGTGGAAACGTACCCTTGCTTGCGCGTCATGTTCTGCGTAAATGCTTGGAATGCGCCTATGCCTGCGTAGGTTTGGAAGTACCGTCGATGGTAGAGTCGGGCTTCAGACTCGGGAATCTTCAGCACCTCCGCCAACTTCTTTGGCCCCATCCCATATATGAGGCCGAAGTTAATCCCTTTGGCGTGCTGCCTAGAACAGCCACACTCATCCGCCGTTTTCTGGTGAATGTCACCGTTGGTCTGATAGATGTGCAGCATAATGGGGTCAGCACTGAAATGAGCGGCCAGTCGAAGTTCAATCTGCGAGTAGTCCACACCGAGCATCTTGAATCCTTGTCTCGGAATGAACGCCCTTCTAATCGAAGGCAGTTCTTCTTCGGGCTTGGGCTCTCTGGGAATATTTTGGAGGTTGGGAGCTGAACTGGAAAACCTTCCAGTCGCCGTGCCGTGTTGCAGGAAAGAGGCATGCAGTCTCCCATTCGCATCAACTACATCATACAGCGAATTGGTATACGTTGATACGAGCTTGCCAACCGTTCTGTGACGAAGGATAAGCCTAACAGCCTCCACACCAGCGGGAGTGGTGCCAGGAACCTGCCCCTCAGCTATCTGCTCAAGTACCCCAGAAGCCGTGGAGTAGCATCCGTTCTTTCCACGTACCCAGTCAGAGCGAATGCCCCACCATTTCAACTGTTCAATGAACGTCTTTGACAGCCATTGCGTAGATCCCAGCTTCACCTGTTCAGGCGGGATCTGTAGCAACTCCGCCATCTTCTTCAAAAGCGTATCTTGCTCAATAACCATCTCCTCTCGAATACGCTTGAGATACGGCGTGTCGATAAGAAAGCCCACGTCCTCCATGTCCTCCAGCACCATCACCATTGGACACTCAAGCTCATAGAACACCTTGAGCATGGTGTCACCCATGGCCGCCAATTCCTCCAGCATCTTCCACGCCAGAGGAAGAAGCTGTTTCACGTCATCGGACGCATAGGCGGCCATGAGATGCACTGGCACATTGGCATTAGAGCCCCATCCCGCCGACACCTCCTCAAACGTCGTCATCTGGTAATTAAGATACTGCTTGACAAGTACCTTTAGCCCGTGCGGCCTCTCGGGGTTGATGAGCCAAGAGAGCATCATTGAGTCGAGGATCTTCGCTTTGATATCGAGCGGGTCGATGCCGAAGTTGCGAAGCACATGCACGTCAAACTTGGCGTTGTGTATCCACACATGCTTATTAGGGTCAGTGAAAAGCGCCGTGAGGAGTCGTAGCGCGTGTTCCTTCGGGACGTTCTTGTTATCCCCCGCTAATGCTTGTTTGCGCATAGCCTCCATAGGAATATCATGGACGTTACTGGCGTCCCACTCCTTGTGAGCTACAGGGATGTACCAAGCCCCATCCCTAGTGGCTACTGAGAAGCCGATCATTTGCCGGTGATGGCTGAGTGAGTCGGTTTCAGTATCGAAGGCCACCTCTTCGGCCATAGAGAGGTGTTTCTCAAGGGCCGCGAAATCTCTCGGTGTGTTAACCGCTCCCATAAGGATCTCCCCGATGTTCAGGAGAAGAGTATCAGGAAACTCTGTGTTTGTCAAGAAGTCAGATTGGAGGCTACCAGTTGACCTTCTCTTGGCCAGCGCCCTCAGCCCCGGCCGCCGCTTCCGCGGCCATGCCCAGCACCTTGATCAACTCAGCCGGACTCTTCGGGGCGAAGACCTCGAAGTAGTTGAACGGCTGGAGAGCGGCGTCGAGGGGCTTCTTTTCCTCGAAGTCGAAGGTGTCCCCGACGTTGGGGCTCTTGTCACCGAGCCGCTGAACCTCGTAAGTACACCCTCGAAGGCCGCCCCTCTTCTCGGACTGCTGCTTGAGAAGCTTAAAGGGCGCCGAAGTCGTCTTGACAACGAACAGCTTCAACTCGTCCTTGTGGGTCTTCCCGCTCTTGTCCGTCCAAACGCTGTGGTCGATCACAGTCCAGACAGCGATGCCAGACGCCTCATTTCCAGCCTTGCACGCCGGGCAACCAACGCCCATGGGGGTGAGGCAAGTGAACCAGTTGCGCCAGTGACCGTTGAGGTGAAACTGGTGCTCGTGGCAGCGGAAGGGAAGCTGGATCTTCACCTTCTTGCCATCAGCCAGCAACTCAAGTGCCTTGGTGTCGTCGTCTACGAACGTGATCTTGGTCTTGAACCCAGGCTTCTTGGCCTGCTCTGGCATGTAGAACCGAAAAATGCCCTTGCCACGCCCTGACTCCTCTTCGGCCGGAACCTCGTATCCAGTGTCCCACCACTCAGCCATCACACCCTCCTTTTGTCCTCTAGGGACTTCTTATGTTAGTTAAGATCATATCATGAAGCTGTTGTCCTGTCAATAAAGGACGATATCCGGGTCAAGCACAAGCTCTATGAACCGCTCACCTAATGCGTCAGGGTCTTTTGCATCCTCCTGAGGATAGCGCACTTGGTATACTGGAAACCGCCTTCTGGCGCGGTCAATCAACTTTCCTTTGCCCTTTACACCTGGAGCGTCGTTATCCAAGCCAACAACCAATGCCTGTCCGGCGTCTATGAGCAAATCTACTTGATAATCGGTAATCTCGGCTCCCATTGTGGCAACAACACTAAACTGTCTACGCATGTCGCCTAACCGTTGCCACGTCATTACCGCGTCAAAAACACCCTCTACAACTATGAGTACCGTCTGTGGTTTGACAAGCTGGTGCCCAAATAGGAACCGCCCCTTGTCGAAATTCCAATAGTTAAGGTAGGGAGGCCATATAGCTTTGGATGTAGCTCGGCCTACACAGCCCACCAAAGCGCCCAGTTTCGTACGGACAGGAAATACTACTCTGTGTTGTGATTCGTCGTACCCGGCCTCCCACCTCTTGGCTGTATCTGGTAACACTCCTCTACTTATAAGGTAAGGGTGTATGAGCCCAGCGAATTGCCTATAGGCCGCCTCTGGCACAATCTGGTCGGCATACGCAGCAACATCGGATTCGTACGCCGGAAGTGAGTACGCGAGCCTTTCAAGCTCTGAACCCTCTATCTCTTCAGCCTCTTTTTTGAACTGCGCAAAGACCGCGTTTTTCTGCTCAAGACGCTCTATCAAGTGAACAAGATTCAGCCCCTTGACTCCACAAGTCCAGCAGTGAAAAGGACTGGGACCACCATCAGTAACTAGTATCCCCAGACTCGGATGCTTGTCGATTAGACTACGATGCTCTGGCGTATATGCCGCAAATGGGCAGCTTATTTGGAGATTGTCTCCGGTGTCCTTAACGTGCTTATCCGCCAGTTCTCCTGGTGGGATCGCCAACAGCTTCAGGACAAAGGATCTTACGCGCTCTTTCTTGGACTGCTCTACGCTCATTAAGCGCTCCAGCCATATCGGTGGGGTCTACCTTCAGTGATGCCGCAATGACGAACCTGATAGTCTTGGCCAGCATAACAGCGCCGCGTCTGTATGCCCTAAGCTCTTCTGGAGTGCAAGCGGAGAAATATCCCGGTTTGTCAAGAAGCAGCCAATTAAACTCCATGGTCTCAACTTCCCATAGAAAGCTGAGCCGGTCCAACAAGGCGGGAAATTCACTGCGTAGCACCGACTCCCACACAAGAATCTTCTCCGCGTCAGGGTGCGCGGCCATTAGGAACTCCTTGAGATTCCTGTACCACTCAGAACTTGAGGGGGTCATCCTGTGGCACCTCCTGAACCGCCGTCCTGGCAGTGTTCAACTCGAAAAATTCCATAGTATCCAAGTCCCACCGCCACAGCCATTCTCCCGTGGCGCCCTCTCTGTGGGCTCTTAGTATTACACGAAGCTCCTTGTCCATCTTCATATCCTCATCGGCTTCCAGTATGATGACGGAATCAGGGTGACGAAGGATATCCGCGTAGGCGATTTCCCCCTCTTTGTTAAGCTGGGTAGTCGCCACTATAGGGGTGTGCGAACTCTTTGAAAGCTGCTTAAGATCCTCTGATATGTGCTGGTGACGCAGCCAATCCGCCTCACCGTCTCTGTCATCCTTTAGAAAGTACACGCCGTCAATGAACACAATGTCGGGCTTATACTGGTCAATCTTTGCGGCTATAAGTGATACACCCCCGCCAGCTTCACCGATAACCATAAGAGGTTGCTTCTCCGCCTCATTAGCCATGGCCTCTTGCCAAGCCAACTCCTGCGAAGTGTCAAGACCACCTGCCCTAAGCTGCCCATACGGCAGCTTAAACTTCATCGCGTCAACTCTACGAGCGATAGGAAACGTGCCCATCTCTTTAGTGAAGAGTATCGGACGGAAACCAGCGTTGTGTGTACGCACAGCTAGTAATGAGCAAAGCCACGACTTTCCGACCTTTGGGCGTGAGCAAACAAGATGATACTCTTCTGGGTGAAACCCCATAAGCGCTGTATCAAGCCCCTGAAACCCCGTTGGTATGCCGTCTATACCCTTGAACTTCTTGATCTCCAGATAACGATTAAACCGCTCTTCCAACGTCTTTGTCCAGTCAATGTCAGACGTAGTGGCGGCGGTACTGTCTATGCCACGAAGTTTATGGCGAAGAATGTCTACGGCGGCGAATGGATCATCTCTGGACTTAAGAATCTCCAGCGTTTTTCTCACGCCGTCTGAAAGCTCGTTGTAGGCAAAACGCCGTCGAAACTGCTCGATGTAGTAGGTGACAGCCTCGTTGGCCGTATCATCGAGAACGTAGTCTGGAAACTCCCGCCTGAATGCCTCTGTCCCGGCTGGGGCGCCGTGTTCCCTGTAATGGCTCTTGAGCCACGTCCATATTTCCTTGCCCCGCCCCTCTAGGAGAACATCAGAAACCCCAGCATCAAGAGCCTGTGAAAACCCGCCATGTATTACAATCCGTGAGAAGAAGCTTTTCTCAAGGTCCATATCCGCCCACTTCTGCGTGAAGGTATATCGGTGAGAAGAAACGCCCCCTCACCGACTCGCATGCCATTGTTTGTGGCGAACCCCGCTACCCTAGAAGAGCCGTTTACTTCGGCTAAGCAACCGGCCAGAGAGTCAAACTCACGCACCTCATAAAAGCTGTTCAAGGTGCGCTCGTTTGGAGTGATTTTCCGTCCTGTGAATACTAAGACTAGATTGTAGTCCACTGCAACATTGTCTAACCATGCCCAGACTCTCTCAGGAAAGGTGTACTTCTCAAAGAAGTGCAACATTCCGTGCGTGCGCACCGTCAGCATCTCCCCATCGACATACAACCGCTGCACAGGCTGTATGCTATCTAGGCGCCTTTTCACCGAACCTCCATCGCCTGCAAAATCTGGTACTTTACAACCTCCAAAGCAGCCAAGCATTGAGTAAGCGCCATGTTTGACTGCGACCAGCCATACTGAACAGTGTGCCCGCCATCATCACTAGCCAGAATAACAATGGCCTTGTTTACCGTAGACTCCCCAGCCTTAATCCGCCCACTGAGATTATCTAGCAACTCTGCCACGCCAATGTTGGGCTCCAGGTTACTTACCGGAGGCACCAGCTTAACAACCTTACCATCCTCGCTCATACCGTAAGCTCCTTTCTCAAGCGCTCGTTGTCAACTCTACGGTGGTCTTCACCGAGAATCTCAATCGTCAGAGTACAACTCCGTAGTATGGACACCGCCGACTCTAAATAGCGCGCCTTGAACTCCTCTGGTGATAGGTTAGAAGTAAGGATTATCGGCTTCAACTCCTTAGCCCGATGCCTGAAAAGATTCTCCAGAGCCGCTTCTTTCCAGCCTGAACCTCCAGGCGTGTACTCCTTTCCAACGTCGTCTAGCAGCAAGAAATCCACCGACTTTGCTCTGTCAAGAATCGTCTGATCCTCGTCAAATGGCAGCTTCTTGATAACGGCCTCATGGAAATCCTGCGCTTGAAGAGCGTACCCAGTGTACCCCTTAATCCTGGCCACTATAAGTATGGCCGAGGCTATGTGCGTCTTGCCAGAACCGTTAGGCCCGTACAAGTATAGTCCGCTGCCATCGATCCTCATACGATCAAGCTCGTTAACGTAGTTGATGATCCAACTACGATATTGGGCCGAACCCGGAATCTGCCGAATACGGGCTTCCCAATAACGACGGCCTATGTTAAGACGCTTAAGGTGCGCCTCAGTCAATCTCCCTAACATCGTTCTCCGCCTTGGCAAGCTTATCAGCCAGAGACTCCTGCTCAATCTCGGTGGCCTCGGGAGGAACAGCTGCGGCTACGCTAATGACGTTAGCCTCCGGGATACCAAACCTACGTGCCAACGCCTGTGCGAATCGCAGCCAGTCACGATCCTTAACCTTATACTTTCCCAGAGCCTTTCTGTTCCCCTTGGCATCCTCTGGAGAAAGAAGGCACACAACCCGGAAGACCCCAGCCCCAACAATCTCCATGCCATACATACGCTTGAGCATCTTCGGATTGATCTTGTCACTACGAATTCCGATTTGCCCCTTCTTCGACTTGGCCATGACAACCTCGGTTATCTGTGTTTGTCAATAACTATCCCCAGCCGTTTCCGGCATCTCGCCCAGTATACTGCGCCCCAGCCCGGTTTGTACTCGCTGCTTTTTCCAGGCCCTCCTCTATAAGCTGAAAGAGTGTATTCCGGTATCCGAAAATGAGCGCCATTGATGGAAAGCCCGTAACTTTGAGTAGCACACGAAGTTGATCCCACTTAAGAATAGTTTCTCGAATCACACGTATTACACGCAATGCCCCCCAGGTGTCAATCAAGTCCTTGGCGTGTTTACGATCCTTGATCGTAAAACTACTGGTAGGAGTGTTGAATTTCTCTTTCCAGGCCCGTTTGAACACTCCTTCCATATCATTGCAGTTATAGTCTTCAGGAAGTTTTTCCTCCTTGGCAACGGCCGGGGGCCGATGCAATTCCATAGGCCTCCTGAGAGTGCCGCCAGTTTTGACGGCTTCCGCCGCGACAGCGGCAAAGCCTTTGTTCTTGATTTCTTCTTTTCTCTTCTCATGTATAGAGAGGCTATCAGGATTCCTCATAGGCGGGGTGTCAGGAATCCTGATAGGGGGGCTATCAGAATTCCCTATAGGGTCTTTCCTAGTAGGCTCCGGTGCCACGTTTTCAGGCTCCAGCGCTTCCACCAACGCCTTCAGCTTGTCAAAAAGCGGCTGGAAATCGTACTCAGAAGAACGGCCATCCTGATACATACGAGTAACCACGCAACCCTTAGAACGCAGGGATCGAATATACTGGCGAATAGTGGCCGGATTTCGGCCCATAAACTCAGCCAGAACATCCACCTTTGGATGAGGCAGTGTTCTTCCCCATTGGAAATCCAGGACTTGGATGACGAACATGGCCTCATCCATACCCAGGCCCAACTTGGTGTACGAACGAAGAAATATCCTAGCTACAGGAGTGAATCCGTGCTCAGTGGTGCCGCCCCAATCGACATTTAACGCCATGCTACGCCTCGATCTTAATGTAGGCGGAACCCTCGTCCTTAAGATCGAGAAGGTCGTACGCCTTGTTCAGGGCCAAGCCGTTTTCAGCGTCCATGGTGGCGTACATACGAACAGCATCTAAAACAAGCCTGGCCAAGGCCGTACCGGCTTTGCCATCAGTAACAAGAAATAGGGAGCAATTGTTAGATGTGGTTCTGGTGACAGTAATCATGTAATCCTCCTAAGTATCAGGAGGATTATAGAATGAAACGGTAGGTTTGTAAAGAAATGGGGCACTAGATCAGTACCAGGACTTCTCTACGCTCTTAGCGCCACGGGCATTTCCCGGATAGACACTGCACACCAATGATGCCAAGGCTAGTTCCAACAACAGCCGACCCAATAACAAACCAGCCTCGCTCATAGAAAGGCGCGTCGAGCAGCACTTCACGCTCTTTTCGGCAAGCGTCTTGAACAATACCCACCTCCTTGAGGCACGTATCCTGAGATACCTTTACCAGTGCCTCAGCGCGTTCACGTTCTGCCTGGATAAGAGCGTCGTGCGTGAGCTTGAGTTTGGTGGCCTCTAGCCACACAAAATCCGGTACTAGTGTACCCGTGCAAGAAGCTGGGGCGCCTTTTTCTACATAGCCTATACGCTGGCAGACGAGTTCTTGCGCCTGCGCCACCTTGTACGTCACTAGAAGTAACAGTCCAAGCCAAAGCCAGCGCATTACTTCCCCCAAACCTTATTACTCCACTCCGCGAACTCTTGATGCCCCTCAGCATACTTTACCTTGGCCTCTTCAGCACTCTTTACCGCTTCTACCACCTTACCATGATACTCACGTTCAACTGTGGCCCGACGCTCGATGTCATCAGACGCTATTTTGGCCAGTGCCTTTTCGGCCTCTAAGTGTGCGTCAGATATGGCACCGGCCTTTTTCTTCCACTCATCATTTAGACGCTGAAGCGCGCTAGCTTTCATCTTGCCTTGTATGTACAAGACCAAAACAGGTAGGCCGATGCCCAGTACCCACAGAGCCAGCTTCTTCCAATTACCGCGGAACCACTCAAACGTGAAGCTCATCACTCCTCCGTGGCGAACCCAGAATCAGGCGCCGTATCGGCGGGGGCATTGGGAAGTTCCACTTGGGGGGTGGGTGACGCCCCCGCCGATTCCGGCACAACTTCAGCAGACACCGACTCTTGCCCCTTGGGCACGAACAGCATAGCGTGAGCCATCCACTTCGGGTTGGCCTGGAACGCCACGCCCAGAATGAGCGAGAACACAGCCAGGACGTGTGAAATCTTCTTGAGCATCGGCGGCATCGGTCCCTTGGCGTAAATGCGCCCGTAGGTCATCAGCGACCCGAACACAAGGGCAAGGAACGACGGCTGGATGTCCTGCACGAAGTCCCACCCGGTCTTCTTCAAGGACCACAGCAAGAGCATTCCCAAAAAGGCCAAAAAGAACTTGGCCCCATCAAGAAGTTGCACAGTCCAACCCCAACACTGCTTGATCTTGTCGAGCGACATCAGAATCCCTCCTTCGATGAAGCTTCAGTTTCCAGTTCTTGAAAATGCGGGCTCCTGAATTCCACTCGTTCGACAACTTCCGCCCTTCCTGGGCGAGGCCCGTGATTTTCTGTGTGCTCAAGCTGTAGCACATATAAAGGATTAGCTATCTGATGGAGATTGTGCGCCGTGGTAGAAGAGGACTCACGCAAGTTCATGTCAACTCTGCGGACGTTCTTGTCGATACGACTAACTGCCCCAGTTAAGCGAGCCATCTCCTCTTTGCGCTTTTTTCCGAAACGACCAGAAAGAGTGAGCACAGTGGTGAGTGTGCCCATACCGAGAACACCGAGAATGTTCCCGACAGCCGCTACAGCCTGCCAGTTGACGGCGGGGGCAGCCTCAGCCACCCCCTGAGCGGCGGAAACTCCAGCCACCAGCAGCACCCCGCAAAAAACTCCTGTAGCTATACGAACCATGCCACCCTCCACCAGCACTCCAACACTACAACTTTCTAGGGGTTAGGGCAACCACCGGAGTACAGAACGAGCGTACTCCACAGTCGATTTGTCATTTTAGACGCCCGTGGCAGATTCCAGGTTTTTTGGCACTCGGTCAAGGCCGCCAAAGTACCCTTTCCCGGAATCCCATCAACGACCTTACCTTGGTACATCCCAAGCGTTTGAAACATACGCTGGGCCATCTTCCAGATGTCTCTCCAAGTAAACTGAGCATGAGGCCAGTCCCAGCCCCAGTCAATGCCGCCGTGAGTGAACCCCTTGGACTTCGCATAGTCGCCCCAGACGTGGTAGATCGGGATGGCCCAGTCCTCCCACGTAAGTTTGCCGTCCACAAGTCCGTGTATCTCCCCATCAACCTCAACCACCATGTCTACAGCGAGTGACGGAGTGCAACAATGGCATGAGAAGCCTTTGTCCTGTCCGTCAACTTGGGATGTACCGTGCTGGTAGGCATATAACTGATCTTCTGGTGAGCGCCAAGTCTCGAATACCTCAAAACCGATATCCAGCCGCGTAGGATCAGGGTGCAAAACATCGCCCCAGAAACCCACAACGAGGTTTTTAAGCAAAGGATGGGCTAGGTCCAGATCATTGCAAAATGCGCGTGCAGCCATGGCCCCTCGCTATACTTGCGGAATCCATATCTCGGCCTTGTCAAGAAACAGAGAACCCATGGCCCCGCCAGAGGAACGGGTAATCCCGACAATAAACGCATTGCCGGAATTTGGAGCAATACAGGTGTGCGTAACGTCCGGCTCACTTGTAAGCACTGGAGGCTTATCTGTAGTAGAAATCCAGACCTTTAGCGCGCCTGCTGTAGAGTCGTAGAAGCACCACGCCTGAGTAAACTCCGAAACAGCGGTGCCTTGACCATAGGTCTGAGCCGCCCCAACGGCCTTCCAAGCCCCGGCTGAGCGTAGAAGTCCTATTCTGTTGGCGGCAGTGGTGACAAGCGCTGTCCAGCCGGCATCGGCAGTCATGATACCGACAAAGGCCGTAGTGTCCGTCGATGACAGCGAACTGACATTGAGGATGACGCGGAAGAGGAATCCCTTGGCCATGGCGTCCAACTGTTGGCGCCACCACGTAACCGCCTTTTGCCCGGCGAGGCCACCTCCAGCGAGCGTCACCACAGAACCCCCGAGAAGTCCGGCTGTAGGATAAGCAAAGGTTCCGCCAGAAACCGAAGTTTCCTGCCAACTGGACTTTACAGCGGTATCTATGAACTCATTATTTTCCCAACAGTCGCAGCCGTCTGGGAAAACGGTAGTGTTGTTGACAGCAAAGCCGTTCGTCGTGGGTTCTGGTAGTTCACTTCCTTTGACATACGGGTCGCCAACCGACGGTGGGTTGGCGTCAATGGCCTCACGCACGGCCGAGGGTAGCGGATATCGAGGATCTGTGGCCACGCCTCACCTCGAACAAACTAGTTCACAAGATGGAGTGCAGCGAACTCTCAAAACAAAAGCTAGAAACAGCGGCTACCCGCCAATGACGGACCAATACACCACATCGCCGGCCAGCAATGGAGCGACACCAGCGGCGCCGGTCACGATCACGGCTGTATACTCAGGCGCGTTGAAGCCGAACACGTCGTCGCAGGGCACCAGGACGCCAGCGCGGAGAGCCGTCACGTGCAAGGCGCTCTTGGCCGTGGCGGTGAAGGGTAGGTAGCCCAGAGCGACGACATCGCTGGCCGCGATGCGCGCGGCGGCCGGGACGCTAATCGTCACCACGTCACTGGCGCTCTTGGTGGATGAGGCGTTGCCGCTCTCGTTGATGTTGGCCTTGTCCCAGGTAGCGGTGCTCGGCCCGGTGATGCTCACCGCCAACACCATGCTGGTAGGCGTACCCACGACGGGGGTGCCGCCAACGGCGTCGGCGAACACGATGACCATGGCACCGGGGCCAGCTGTAGCGGCCAGTACCAACTCGGTGCCGCGGGTCACGTCATTGATCTTGGCTGCCAAGTTGGCCAGGGAGGCGTCGCGGTCGGCGCCCACCTGGAATTCCTTGGTGCCCGCCCCGGGCACGCCAGCGATGGCCGCCCACACGTCGCCACCGATGGTCACGGTGTCAAGAGCGGGGGTGAAGTTGCCGCCCACGCTCACGCCCAGCATGGCGACGCCAATGGACCCTTTCGAGCGGTTGTTGTTGGTCTCTACACTGGCCGCAAAGTCGGATATGTCAGCGGAGACGTGCCCATGCGCAGCGGCAGCGAAGGCCGCCGCATGCTGGCCATCGACCGTATCAGCGTCGGTGGCGTTGGCGACCGGACTAGTAATCTCACCGCCAGCGTGAGTGTGCGCAGTAGGAGTACGGGCATCAGCCAAGCGTGTGTCGGCATTGTCAACCAGAGGGTTGGCCGCAGTAGGCGCTGTACCGGAGGTGCCGACCAGAGCCGCCTTCTCATCAGCGGTAGGCAAATTGGCGTGCGCGTACGTACTCTCATGCGATGCGACCAGCACTCCACCGAGGTCCACAACGATGTCCGTAAGCGTACCCCCCGCTGTCACAGAGATTACTTCCGGCAACGACTCTGGAGCTACTCCAGCGGAGTTGTAGCGGTATACACGGAACTTAGTGTCACTGGCCGAGATGACCGGAACAAGCATGTTATTGACCAGATCAACTCCGGCCATGGCCTTGGCGGCCGTAGTGTCGGCAACAGGGTCATGGAAGTAGGGCGCCCTACCAATACCCTCGTGCCACACGCCACGAGTTCCGTCGTAAGTAAACGGCGGGTCTTGTGAACCAGTGGCCTCGCCCAGATTGTAGTAATACGACTTGCCGGTATCGGCCAAGTGACAAATGGCCCCATCTTTGATCACATCAGCAATAACGTCCAGGGCCACCATGGCCGCGGCGTTCGCCTTTTCGCCCAAATCCAGTCCTTCAAGCGCAGCCACACGAAGCAGCAACGCTGCCGTGGCGGCCGAACCTGCGGCATCATTGGTCTTCAACTCAGTGAGCAACCGCTGAAACAGCGTAATCTTGGTCGAGTCCAACTTGAGAAGCTTGAACCAGGCTGATGGCGGCGAGAGCTTGAGGGCCAGAACCAAGTCTTCATACGTAGTAGCCATGATGAGCCTCCTAATGAAGGGCGTAGTTTGAGCCTACGGCATCAATAGAAACCTACCAGAGTATCAGCGCTTGTCAACACTTTTACCAGCGAAAATCTAAGTGTGTTTGTAAGAAATTCCTACACCGCCCGCCGCCGCAGACTAAACAGATTACGACCCCGGCGACGGTCGCGCATCTGGTACGGGCGCTGGGTGGAACCAATGCAGGGCGCGCGCCCCTGAAACATCGGGTTGTGGTTGATGTCCATGGCGGGTGCTCCGACGGCCGTTCCGGCCTCAAGCAGGGGGGAGTCTATCCCTGGCGTGCCGTCCGCGTTCAGCCGCCAGTCAGCCTGCGCGGCGACGACGACGGGGTTGGCGCTGGCGACGTCAGACGTGATGTAGGAGCAGTTGGTCGCCGTGCAGGTAGTGACTGCGCCCGTGCCGGTGTGGCGTACCAACTGGGCAGCGCAGCAATTGGTCAGCTCCGCGTTGGCGATGGTGGCGCCGTTGTAGGCGATGACGATAGCGTCGTAGTCCCCACCTGCCACGGACGTGCAATTGATGGCGGTGACGTTGCCGCCGGTCACGGCGCCCGTGGTGCAGTAGATTCCACGGCCCAGTTTAGTGACGGAACAGTCAGTGGCCGTGACAACGGCCGTGTTGTCGTTCTGGTTGAACAGGTCCGCGTTCGTCGCGCGACACCGCAGCAGCGTCGCGGAGCGTGTCGTCACGTTGAAGTCGAACCCAAATGTGCAGTCCGTCGCTATGGTCGTCCCGGTTGATGCGCCCCAACGCCCATAAAGATACGTCGCGCCCGCCCCTGCGTTGATGGTCGTCACCCGCGTCAGGGTGATGGTCCCTGCGCCGTTGATCGATATCGCCCCGGTGGCGCCCGCGCCGGTAGCCCGCAGGATCACATCCGTGAGAGTGAACGACACCCCCTGCGTGTTGATGGCATGGGCGTAGTTACTCCCGTACTGGATGGTGACACCACTGATGGACACGCCGCCTGCCGTGGCCACCATCATCCACGTCGCCCGCGCGGCAACATCTGAAAGGACGACCACGCCGCCGGAGTTGTTGACGACGGACTGGTTGGCCTTGAACGTCACGGCCTCGTTGGCGTAGATGCCCGGCTCGATGATGCTCAGGATGTCGCTGGCAGACCCGCCCGCCGCAGCAGCCGTGACGCTGGTATAGTCAGCGGGAAGTGTCAGGGCGACGGTGCGGGTAGCCATGCTAGCCCTCCAGCGTGGGTCCGGGGTCCGGCGGCTCTACCACCTCCACCTGATTCCCGGCGACACGCAGCAGGTCTATGGGTGCATCGGGCAATGGGAAGTCACGGCAGAGCAGGCCAAAGGGCTCGATTCCAAAGCCGTCTTTGGCCTCCTTACGTCCCCAGGCGAAGCCGTCCTCATGGACTGCTACCACCTTGCCCGACTCGCGGACGTACAGGATCTCCACGGCCTACCTCGACACCACGGAAACAAACGCGGTCCCTGGCGTGGGGGCCATCGTCACGCTTCGCACGATGACGGCGAAGTAGGGATAGGCGCTCTCCAGCAACGGCTGGGCGTTGTCCGTGGTGTTCGCCACGGACACGGAGAGGTTGTCCACCAACTTCACGCCGATGCTGCGGTAATCGTTGGCGGTGAACGCCGCCGGCAGCACGGGCAAGCCATACACGTCGATCACTATGGCGGCCCCCGCAACGGCGTTCGCGGGGAACTTGACGGCCAGTTCGTGCCGGTACTTCCCCGCGGGCCGTTGGTAGACCTTGATCTCGCTTCCCGCCAGCACTCCAGGAATCACGCCCTTGTTGGCGTCTGCGGCACCCGCCGGATTGTTCGGGTCACGCCAGAGAGCATCCTGCGCGACGTCCCAGGAGTTGACGGGCGTGATCGTCAGGGCGGCCAACACGCTCGCAAGCGTGGTCTGCGTGGCAAGCGCCTGTACGTCCGCCTGCGTCGGGGGCTCCACGAACGCCACGCCCGCCGCGTTCACCTGACGGGAGGCCAGCGCCTTCGCAGCCGTGGTGTTCGTAAGCTCCACCGTATCGCCGACCTCGATGTCCGCAGATACCTTCAGCCGCCCGTCTGTGGTGGCCGCCAGCTGCTTGGGGTCGCCAGAAGGATCAATGGCGGTAATAATAGTATTACGAAGACCACGAAAAACAGACGCAAGGCTCATTTCGGCCTCCTATTCGTTGGCACCATACCACGCAAAAGCAAAAAGTAATCCCTGTTTGTAAGGATTACCTCTTTCTCGGAAACCAGAAACCGAGCGCCCCAAGAGAAATCGTCTTGTTCGCAGACTCCAGGTTCTCTACAAACAAACCCGCCACAGCCGCGTTGCTGCCTGCAAACTTGGTGGCCGCAAGAGTGTGCGTGGGAGTGCCATCAACAGCGGCATCGATCCACACGCTCATACTCTTATCCGCCCCTACACCAAGCCACACATGCTTCCCAGCCAAACTGGTTATGCTCCCAGGTATCGCAGACTCTTCTACGAGAACCCCGTCACCCGACATCAACGCCCATTCCGCGTTCGACGCTGTGGCGCTGTACTTTCTAAGCCCTATGGCTTGATCTCTGTTACTCGGATTCACCAGACCTAGAAACTTACTAACCTTTGCCTCTACTGGATCAGCGTACACGTACATATACATCAAGAAGGCGTACTTTTGATACGCCTCCGTGCCGTATATTACGGGGTTGTATGTGAATCGCATGATGCTGTTTATGGTGGCCCCGGTGTAAAACTCCCACCAGCCGCGGCCATCATAAGCTGTATACCCTGAAGGATCGTAGTCGGCGGTGCCAGCAACTATATCCATGCTCCATTGCTCATGGGCGTCGTGCTGGTCTTTATCAAACTCGTGGAAAACACATGGACTACAAGTGGCCAACGCCGACAAACTAGGCACTGTGAAGATGTTGCCTATCGTATCGCCAGAAGTCCGTATCCTGCACTGGTCACTAATGATGGTGTCGATCTCGAATGACTTGGCAGCGAAATCAACCTCGTGCGCATCAGCTAGTGCCTTGGCATCCGTAGCTAGCCCTAGCGCCGTAGAAGCATCTGCGGCAACCGGAGTAAGCTGAGACTCTTTAACAAGCGGGTCGCCAGCGTCGGGAGAATTGGCTACTACCCCGCCGTAGGTAGCTTCGTCCAGTGTACAACGACCCTCAGCCATAATAACCCCTAGTGCTTGCCAAGAATCGAGTAAGTCTCTCTACCAGGAATCTCCCCGTAGTGCTTACCCAGCACCCCAGGACCATAAGTGTCGGTGTTAGAAGATTCGCGCTCTGCTGGCCTGTTAACTTCGATACTGGCAACGATGTGGCACCCAGCGAACGGCGGGTTGTACCCATCTGGTACGGTGTCGTCGATCATCTTCTGCCCATACTTACCTGTGTATAGGACGAAAATGACCTCGTGATCTCCAGGAGCGGTAAGCTCCTCGGTGGTGGGCATCATCTGAACCAGAGACTTTCCAAACGCCCCGGTCTCGTCAAGATGGTAGGTAGCTGCGTTTTCCCTAATAAAACGAAGCGCCGACACCAAATCAATCTCTATGCCGCTGTTCTGGTGAAGCCTATCGTTGTATGGCACAGCAGACAAAGGATCTTGATTATGTGAATACTCGTAGTCAAACGGATCGCCGACAAAAGTGTCACCCGTTAGCCCGGTACGCAGAATCATAGACACGGAGTTGAAGTCGTTGGCCGTTAGCCGTGTATCTATGGCCGCGCCACTTTCGCGAAGATTGCCGTTCTCTCCCTCTTCCACCGCCCCAAGAGAGTCCGCGATCATGGGGTACAGATGCTTCAAGTAGGGGTGGTTCGGATGCTCAGGAATTCCACCCCCACCAGCCGCTACCGGGTGAATGGACTCAAAATGGATGAACGGCTTCTGCGCGGGGGAATCCGGCGAGATGGGCACAACAAGCTCGCCGTCTTGCACAGCCCACCCCAGGCCGCCGTTACACGCGGCACCAGTTTCCCAGTCACGCACCAGGAATACCTCTGTCAGGCTCTTAGGCGCAGACGTGCGCACGCCACCATTAGCGGGTGCGTTAAGGTTGGCGCAGCCAGGACGCGCGTGAAGGACACGGAAAGAGCAGTTCCACAAAAGCTTCTGCTGCAACCCCATATACTTCATCATTACGAACGTGTTGAGTAAAGGAAGGAACTCGGGCTGTGTTCCTGAAGCCGCTTCTCTCTCGTCAGCGCAGTACGTGAATATGTCATAGTAGGTGTCAGTTGTGTTGGAGTTGTGCTTTGGCAGACCGTCCACGGAGCTTGCAGGAGAACCCATGATCATGGGGTTCAGGAAGAAGCTACGAGCGATGGTGCCCGCACTGTCAAGGCACACCCCAGTACCAAGATCACCAACAAACAGTGTGTCGGTGGGAACGTCCGGTCCAGCGCCCGGTTGCTCAGCAGGAGCGGCCGGGGCATCGTCATGGCTGTACGAGCCAAGTGTCCTTACCAACTGGACAATGGCCGCAACCGTGTCCGTTCTGATGGCCGCACGAAGAACCGGCGTCTTGAAATAGAATGTGCCGCCTTCTCTGTCACCATCGGCGTCCCAATAGTGGGACATGCCAGCGTCGTCATAGCCATCCGCGTCGATTGACGGCCAGAAGTGCTTCTCTCCGTAGCTATCGTCCAACCCCGGTGCTGAGAATGCCGGATGGAATCCATGCGCGTCTCCACCAGTTACTCCCTCGAAAAACTTTCGGAACGAGGGCATGAACACCGGACCAGGGTAGCCCATGTAAGCGTAGGTAACGTCCGGGTCAGGGTCTTTCGGATCGCCGGGAACAAATGGGAACGGCGTGGAGTCACCATCGACCGGAACATTCTGTGTGTCGATGACCATGATGCCTTCGGTGCCAGGATTCGCCTCGGGCATGTGAGCACCAAGCTCTGTCGGCGCTATATCCGCCTCTTCCCAGTTTTCCAGAGCGTGGATATCTGCGTCACCAGTGCCAACTCCAGTATAGGCGAGTGCCGGGATAATCAGCGAGCGCTCACCGAACTTGTGGTAGCAGACCGGATGGTCGAGCCCGACCTCCGTATAGTCGTGGTCGTCACCACTCGGCCACGGAGCCGTGATGTGCTCCATGTTGGGGTGATACCAGTGAACAAACGGATGGTGGTCGTGACGGAAAGGCAGATTACGAGGATCAGGATCACCCACAGGCACCCCGTCTTCCGTGTGCGACGGAGAAGTCTCCGTGGTGAGGACTTCGCGGGTGTCGTGCGCCTCAGCGATAACACCACTCATGAGGTGGTCAGTGGTGCCCGTTCCGGTAACTAGCTCCAGCCACGCCTTGAGCTTGTCAAGGAAAGAGAATGACTTGGCTATGGCCGAGTGCATATGCTTCGGCATAGTCGCCCAGTGAACCAGAGAAAGCGGCTCGAAACGCACATAAAGAGGGAGCGTATCCACTAGCGCATTAGTGTATGCCGCCCCATCGTCACCCACAGGACCGGGGTAGTAATCGCCGATGTGGTAACGCAGTCGAAACGACGTGCAGCGATTCTCCCACTGGTCCAACTGATCCGTACTAATCTTGGCCCATCTACCCCAAGGTCCGACCGTAGTAGGAATCCTCACCGCCGCCTGTTCCGCAACATAGGCGCGCTCGACAGACTGAGAACCCTTCTCTCCAGCATGGTAGGCTTCGTCTGGAGCCGAACCGACGTTGTTGAATGTTTCGATGCCATTGTACGAGTTGAAGTCCTCCGGTGAGACAACCGTAGGGTCTTGCCGGAATGTAGCATCCTGAAAAGCACCTACGCCGCTGTTTCCAGGCCCGGTGGGCGTTCCGACGTTTTTCAGTGTGCCATCTGCCTCGGTAAGCGCAGCGGGGTCGCCTACCCAGTAGTCGAACAGATCCGCCTCTCCATGTGCCGAAGTCTTAATGGCCAGCTTACGGAAATTGAGTGCCTGTGCCATCTGCATGGCCTGCGCCCGCCCTTCTTCGTAGGGCCGCCGCTGTATGGGCGTATGTGTGCCAGCCCCAGCCTCCAGGTCAGGATTACGGTAGTGCCCCCAGCCGTAGTCGGCCTCTGGTCCAACCGTTGTGCCATCTTCTCGTAGACGGTACTCTCCAGGACCAGCAACAAACGCTCCGTAATTGCTGTCTACCGAATTGTTGAGATTGGTAGAGCCGACAAGCACGTCGATTGGCGTGACGGCACCTTGCGATTCCTCACAGGGGTTTATCTGCTTGAGGGTGCTGTAGGTCAACGATCTGTTGGACTGCCCAGCCTGTGCCAGAGTGTCTGTGTGCTCATGAAAGAGGAAGTTCTTGGCGCTGGGGATGACATACTTAGTAACACGAGCCCTACCGTTGGTGGTGCCAAGGCCGAAACCCAGTCCTGTGACGCCGCACAGCAACGTGTCAATGGCGCTGAGATGCTCAGACAGGCTGGAGTAGAGCAAAGGAACGTCGAAGCCAGAGGCGCTCGTATACAGCAATCCTCCAGGAATGCTGCTATCCGCTGGACCGAAGAAGTCCGTCAGATAGGGGTGGTTACTCCCCAGAGACCGTGCTTGCATAAGCTCTTGTGCCATGTGCCGCGAATCTGCGAACTCTCTGGCGGGAGCGAATACCCTGGCCGGAGCAGCGTCGGCATCGGCGTCCAATGAGGCGATCAGCGCACCGCTGCATTCCAAACGCGGCACGAAGTCGCTAAGTGCTACGGGAATGGCGGGATGCCAATACTGCCAGACATACTGATCTTCCTCTGCAACCGTAGACCACTTAGGAGATGGTACGGTAGTAAGAAGAACTGAATGAAAAACCGGATCGGCGTTGACTGTCAACTCAGTAAGAGCCGACTTCATTGCCGCCTGAATAGCGGAGCAGAATATCTCCGGGTTCCACCTGTCACCAAACTCATTCACGGCGTTGACAAACCAGTGCGCACGAGTAAGCCCTTGCTCACCCCACAAACCGCTATCTAGGAAGGTTTGAACTTCCCCAGTGCCATCTACCCAAACAGGCCACGCCTGAGCAAATTCCCGCCCCTCGTCGCCATCCGTTACCCCAGGTTGAGCACCATCGTCTAGCAGATCCCTGTGAGGATACAACCCTATGCCGACATCCGTGGGGGAGGCGCCGTCGAGGGTCAGCAGCTTGCGGATGTGAACCGGGTGCAGCGTAGAGTACCCCTCGTCAGCTTCAGATGACATACGGAAATTGGCGGAGCGAATACACCAGCGAAGCTGCGTCCTGTGCGTGGTGTCGCCAGAACGCTTAGGATGCTCCAGGTCCGCGTCTTCATCAGTACAGATGTCCTCTAGCCAAGTCATGACATAGAAGGACTGCCAATAGGCCGCCGTCAGGCCGCCGAATTGTAAAGTCTCAGCGCGGGTCTGCGCGTGATACAAAAGAGCGTGCTGTGTTAGCGCGTTACCAGGAAGAACGATATACTCATCACCCTCTGCAACAGACCCCGAAACACTGATTTCCAACTGCAAAGAGGTTTCACTGAAACCAATGATGTCAAGGATGGTGCCGGCCAAAACTCCAGAAAGAAACTTTACACGGCAAGCGGGCTCGTAGAATACCACCTTCCATGGATTAACGGTATTCTGCGGCTCTGGCCCAGTGGACGGGCCAGAGGCGGTGTCGCCCTCAACCTCAAGATCGACAGCATCAGTTTCAATAAGCCGGTGGTTACTGGTAAAGCGCTTGGTCAGGTCAGTAATGGTGTCGTCAACAACAGAACTGACGACGCCACGGAACATATAGTTCCCGTACTCCCAGTCCTGCGCCAACTCCTCACCCATGTTCTCGATCAGATGCCAGTCATAGATGACGAACTTGTACTTGTTAGCTGCCTGCCCAACACCAGTACGGGTTCCGTACTGGATGAGAGGGAAGTGGCTATTGTCCACTACACCCATTGGCGTAGCCAAACGACCCAGCGTGACGGCAAAATTATCCAGGTTGCGGTTATGTACGCCAGGGTTCACCCCATCATTCGTAACAGGACGGGGTAGCCAGTCATACGGACCAAGAGGCCTTCCCTCAATACCCAGTGCCGCGATTCCCAGCCCCTTGGTCTGGTAGCCAGCGTAGTCCGACCCGTCATTAATGTCTACGTCGAATACGGGGACACCCTGCTGCAACCTGAAATCGACGTATCCCTTAGTAGGGTCAAACGTGCCATATCTGGTGAGGTTGGGCTTGTTACGTGGGGTGCTTGTCATCTGCCGCTCCAGAAAACCGTGTTTGTAAAGAAGTTATGTAGGCACCTCAACACCAGTATCCCACGGAAGCTCGATACGTCCAATATAGAACTCTCCTGCCACACCGCACGTAAATTCCGCCTTGGCGTATAGAATCCCGAGACCCAACCTCGGGTCGAAGGTTGGATTGCTAGCGAACAGATCCGCCCAGGTGATGAACACAGGAGCGATGCCCTCGTACTCGTAGTTATCCAGTGTATACGAGGCGCTGTTGGAGACGAACGTGGGATCAGAACTGATAGTAATGACCAGATCAGCCGACGAGTCAACGGTGTGAGCGCCAAGATACCACGTCATAAATACGCGCAAGTCACTAGCAGACCACGACATGCGGAAATACTCAGGGGTCGGAATTTCCGCCACGTACGCGAAACTGCCCGTGGGATTGGTAGCATATATCACCGTTCCTGGATGCAAACCCTCCAGCCAGTACGGTTCACTGGCTGTGGTAGCCGCCGCTATCTCTAGCAATCCGAAAGTGGCCGCATGAAGGATAGTCCCACTGGCGGGGAAACGCGCGATTCCGCAAAATCGCACTACTCCAGGAGTAGCCCCGGCTATTCCTGTGTAGTACCCCTGCCCAGCCCATCTACGAAACTCAACGGAGCCTGCGGCGATGGAGGTGTCTAAGGCCAGTGAGCCAGTGCTGTCAATAAACAAGTCCGCTGTTCCGAAAGCGTTGTCCAACAAAACCAGACCATCAACTACAGCATACCCTCGCTCCCCTGCCGCGATTTCCTCAGAAACGAAACCCAACATACAAGTGTACATATCGCTGCCAGTCAATGGGGGAGGCAGGGCAACGACAACGTACTGGTATGGTGCCATGGGACTACCCGCTGGACCGCCCCAAGCGGTGAGGGCCACCAACCACACGACGGAATTTGCTGGTATGGGGTCGAATGTGACATTCAAAACAGTAACGGTTTTACGCATAAACCCAGCAGACTCTTCCATGAAGCGAAGAAGTTGCTGTTCCGTGTATGCTGTGCCCACACGCTCCCCGTCACCCATCTCGTCGGTTTCAGTCGGCGCGGGAAGGGACATGCCAAACAGATAGCCGGACTCGACCTCGTAGACGATAGAGGTAGTTACCGCCTCGCCAGTCGCCGTATCGAGGGCCGAAATGCGAACAAGGTATCGCCCCGGAACGTCTGGCATAAACTCATGATCTTGATCCTCGTCCCCAGGAACAACCGATACGAGCGTAGCGGAGCTATCAAAAGGACGGCACAGTTCCCAAGAAGCGTCAGAGTACTCCACACCCCAAACAAACCCAGTAGTGGTCACTCTAGTAGAGACTAAAACGTCCTTGTTCTTGGCGGGCGAGGGGAATATGTCCACACCCTGTACAAACTGAAACTCGAAAGCCATGACCCCTCCTCACAGCCCAAATGGGTCTGTACCGTAGTGCTTGACGCCAAAGCCGCCACTGAGCGGAGCCAAGGAAGTCTCCGTGATGACCTCCGCACGCATAAAGTGCGGCAGCAAAAAGTCAACCATGCGCTCCACCTTAGTAACCACGGCGTCTGGTAGTATGCCAGATACGCCCCATATCTGCTTTAGCACTATGAGCACAACGTCGTCGTTCTGCCAAGAATCAGTAGACGGTGTGTAGCACACCACGTCGTCATAAGTACCAGCGCCAACTTCCATGTCGGGGTTGGTACTATCGTAAGTGACCTGCAACTGTAGATACTGACCTACTATGGCCGCCCAATCTCCATCCACCGTAGCGTCCCATCCAGTGGGAGGTATCAGGGGATCAAGCTCGTCATCCTCAATCGTGTTCAGCACCCACCGCCAACCCTCGTAAATCTCGACGTCCCAACCAGTGATGATCCTGAGTGTGTACCGCAGCGCATTTACCGCCCCTTTCCGCTGTAAAATCTCTGCGGCGTGAGCCGTCTCGCTACGACGGACGTTACACGGAAGATCGAAGTTGGTGGGCCAGCCAAGAAGCCAGTCCAGATAAGGAAGCCGTGCAGCGTCTACGTGGTATGGATCGTACCTTGTCGTGTACTCGAAACCTATCTCGGCCTTTATTGAGTCAAACAACCGTCCAATGGCCTTACAGATACGATACGCTGTGTCAGCGTTTTCGGCATCCAGTGACTGGTGTTTACGCGCTAGATAGGAGAATAGTAGCTCCCCATGAAAAGACTCGTCTGGATTAGGGTAGCCCCAATCGCGCGCATGGCCGTGTTCAGGCGAAAATGTATATCTGTTTGTAAGGTTGTTCTTGTAGAACACCGTGAAGTACCAGACCGTGTTCTCCACGGACACCTGAGACAGAACAGAGAACTGCGGAAGATACTCGTCTCTAGCCACCACTGTCGGGTCGGGATCGACCCCGTACTGTGCCGTTACAAGCTCGGCTAGTCCTGCCGAAAGCTCCGTCAAACTTCTAGGGTACTCCCCCATCCTGCGTAGAATAATGAAACTCTCTCCAAACTCGAAGTACCCAGGAATGTCAGCGGGAATCCCCACCTGAACGCTCAAGTACGATCCTGTCAACTGATCATCATCATTCGGTCCCAAAACCATTAGCGGATATGCAACCGTTCCGGCGTTTCCTCCAATGGGAACTAACCCCTTGTCAACGAGCAAGGGTACGGCGGAACCAAGGGTGTCCATCTGTAGGCACACATCATTGTATGCCACGACACCTCTAAACTGCCAATTGTCGGGGTTAGCTGCCACTTATACCCCCGCTATACGACAACGAGAATTCCGAGCCAGACAACTGGTCCTTCCCGGAAATCGTGGCGACAACTATCTCATGTGACCCGGCCTTTATACCGTCCAGGTCTATGTAGTTGTCAACGGAGAATTCCCAGCGGTCGCCGACATTCGGAGGTGTGGGGACTGTGACCTCCAATGTGAATTGCTCAACGACAGCCGCCAGAGTGTCGCCAGTGTTGTAGTGGTACACGGTGGTAGCAACACCCGAGGAGAACAGAATTGGCACGCCATCCTCATCAACCATGTACCCTAGCGTGTCGCCACGCAGCTTGAACTGCCCAGAACCAAGCCACTCAAGCGTGTACTTCTGGGACACGCAACCAGCGGCGATTTCCGTTACTTCCGTGGTGCTCGCATCAAAAGCCGCCTCGTTACCAAACACGAAACGTGATGAGGGTATTCTATGGTACGCCTCTACGACAACCTTCTGCACTCCAAACACGCCCTCGATTACCGCCACAACGGCGCTAAGAGGAACAGTAATACCAAACTCCGTAAGAACCGTGATGAAATAGTCCACCAGCGCACGCCGTACTCCGTAAGTAACAGTGCTTCTTAGAATGTTCGGCAACACGTACACCGTGGCCTTGAAGTATGGGGCTATAACCAGTGGGGGCTTAACATCCAGTCTAGTCCCGATAACGGCCCGATCTGCCACGTACCTCCCGACCTTCCCGATGACACCGGAACCTGCGCTGAGCTTAGGAATCCATTTTCCAGAAGGGACGGGATTGGTTCCCGCTACCGCTACATATAAAAGAACATCGTTAACCGTATCGCCGTGGCACGCTCTGGCCGAAATCAAGGACACACCGGGAGTGAGCAAAGCTATACTCTCAAAGTCCCCCAGTGTCACAGCTCTGTCATGAGACCTGTTAGCCAGAGGTCCGTACAGCTTAGCGTGTCCAACAGATTCCTGACTATTACCACCAGAAGGCTGAGAAGTGTTGGTACAAGACGTTAAACCCGCTACGGCCGGGGAGAACTTCTTTATTGCGTCGGTCCCAACACTGTTTCCCAGCGCACCGTTTCCGGTACGATAGGTAGCGTAAATATGCGAACCCTTGTCCGGTTTCTTCCCACTAACGCCGTCACCAAAGATAGCCGTGGCGTTTCCATCAGCGTCATAGCTCATGACGTAGACTTCGGAATCAGAGTCAGCGTCGATGAAGGAGTCTGTCTCAGCGTGCGTCCACTTTGTAGCGCCAACATATATCTCGATGTCAAAATCCGCGCACAACTGCACAGGAGCGTTACTAAAAGTGAACCGCTGATTGGCCGTTCCGAGAGACACACCAAGATCCTCATTGGCATACGAAGTACCCTCGTATACGACAACTCCAGACTCGTCTGCCGAAACCGTAACCGGATGCCCAGGAGCCGCTCCCGTACCAGCTATGGTAACTTGCTCTAGCAACTCAAACTGAAGAGCCGGTGTGACATCGGAAGCAGACGATGTAAATAGCGTACCGACCGGGATAACCACCGGGTCCGCTGTGACCACGACCTCCAGCCCCACAGAAGCCGCCGCTGCGGGGCTCATGTGATATCCAATGAGCGAAAGCATTTGCTCTACAGCGGAACGCTGCTGCGCCGTGAGAAGATAACCCTCGTTTTGCAAGCGATCCTGGTAGTAGGACAGGTGATCCGCTACAAAGCACACCAACTCTAGAAGAGTGACCCCAGGATCGGCGGCGCTAAAGTCCGTCCATTCCGGCGTTAAGGTGCGTAGCGCCTCTATAACTTGCGCCCGCATAGTGGCGAAATCGCGCGCCTGCGGGTCAAACTGGAGTGGAAGCCCACCGATGGTGATACCACTAAGAGAACGAGGCATGGTTAGGCCCCCACTGGAACAACTAAACTTTCAAACACACCGGACCCCTTGACCTCGAAGATCACCTTGACTATCACCTGTCCCTCGTCGTAATCCGGGGTCATCTGCACAGCGGCCACATTAACTCTCGGCTCATACGTACCTACTGCCGTAGCAACCGAATTCTGCAACAGCGCCAGCATGGGCTCGGTCATGTTCCGAAACACACTGGCGAAGGCTGTGGTGCCCATGGAAGGTCTGGCGAACCTCTCCCCGAGCGCAGTGGTAACTATGGCGTAGATGTTATTCTTGAGCTTGTTCACCCCGTAGGTGCGCTCAAGGTGCCCTAGAGGCCCAAAACGAAGTGGAAATGAAAGTCCTCTAGGCTGCTGGTCCATCACTTATCCGAAAGTTTCCGTTGCTGCTCAGTTACGTCTCTCTTAGCCAGCGTATACTGGTTCTCCAAGTCCTTGTTGGCCACTAGGATTATACTAAGAAGCCGCTGGAGCGCCACCAAGACTTTCATATCCGCAGCCTGGGCGTGGATTATCACCCCACCCGTCATGGCGTTCACCGCATCCTTGTAGGGGTAGTCTGGGGCCGTCTGCACAGCGCCACGTAGAGCGCCTACTTGATCGTCGATGGTTCCTACGCCTAAAACGTGAAAAGCGGCCAGTCCCGTCGCAGTCACTGCTACGTCCACCATGTTCTGTAAAATAGTGCTTATCTGAGCTATCAGCGTTCTGGTCTTACGCAGTTTCTTGGAAATCATACTTGCCATGTCCGCGTACTGCGAGGCGTAAAGCTCCTCCCTGGCTATGATCGAGCGCAACTCCAGCAGGGCCGCCGTTACCGCGCCGATACTAGGAATGCTGGATAGCGTTAGAGGAGTAGACCAATCTGGTAACTGACCACTGAAATGGTCCAGCTTGACAGGGAATCCACCGTACTCACTGAGAGTGGGCGGATTGGGCTCCACTTGCATATTTCCCAAGATTTCCATCAGTGCATACAGCTTTTCAAATAGCGCCTTGGGGTTTGGAGCGGTGGCCACTAGTCCGAGCATGTAGTAGGCCATGGGACCGTCTGTGCGAGGGCGGTTATCATCAGCCTCGTCGTAGAAGCTCTCCACTATGGTTTCAAAAAACTGCGCCGGATTCGGAGAGTGGAACATGGCCTCCTTATACGAAGTCGGGGCCATATAGATCATCCTGAATCCGGTCTGAGCGAAGGTGTTGACCAACGAGTCGATCAACGCCAAGGCCACACGCATGGTGGCTTCTGTTACGCCGGCGAACTCCGAGTTTAGGATGGATACCACCTCAACCATGTGTGACACGAGATCGAGTCCAGTCCCCAGAGGCCCATTGACATAGGTGTCTACGGCGTCAAGAATCTCCTGAACGCCGCCAGGGAGGAGCTTGGACATATCCGCCCTAGCCCACATAACCTCCGGGCCGCTTCTTATGGGAGTGGACGCAAGCGTGTCAAGAGGCATTTTCTCTCCTAGCAACCTCTCCCCTGAGAGCTTGGATCATGGCACATATTCTCTGCGCCTCCACCGTGTAATAGGCGTGGAGTGTCACCGCCAACCCACGTTGTAAAACCTCTATAGGTGTTCCACTGTCAAGCGGCGAGACCTCCTCGCCACGTAAGTACGCCTCCAGCTTACGCAAGTCACTCAGCAACGTATCGAGGTAAGCTCGTCTATCCAGGCCCGCCTCTTCCCATGGGGGCTTCACCTCGGAAAGCTCAGTCTCTAGCTTCTCCAGAGCTTCGATCATGATACCGACCCCACGCCTTGCCCAGGGGCAACCGTAGACCCGGATTGTGCCGTAGGCCCTCCAGCGGTGGTGACGGCGATCCCTGGAGCGACTGTAACAGATACCGTGCCACTACGAACGAATAGATCGATGGCGTCAGCTAATTGGGAAGCTGTGGCCTCGATCTTGGCCGCCGCCTCTGGGGTAAGCCCAGATCCGCTGGCCTGTTTGAAGGTAGTCTCGATAGCAGTACGGAGAGCAGGCTTGTTAAGAGGCATGTTTTAACCATGTTTGTAAGGATATTGCGCCATCACGTAAGGTATACCCAAGGTGACTGTAACGCTGGAACCATCTTAGATCCAGTAGGCGTAAGCCACCGAGCCGCGATTTCCGCCTTGAGGGCGGCAAGCTGCGTCTTTATAGCTGGAGAGGTGTACGCCGGAGAGTACCAAGGATGAGCGTGGCTTGTGTAGTCGTCTATCCAGGTCTGGAGCATATCAAGTAGGCCATTGAGAAAAGCCACCAACTGCGTACCCAACACAGCGGGCTCGGCAAAGCTCGGCCCCCCTAGAAGGTTGCCCAGCACTACAAATGGGCCAATGTCTCCAGCCAATGGCGTGGGAGCCTTGGAAGAAGACGCCAAGGGTTGCATTAAGATGCCCACCCTAGACAACGCCCCGGTAATATCGGTGGCACCGAGCATCATCCTCCCAGAGTAGGCCATAGCCTCCAAGGTAGTCTTACTTGGATCGGTCAGGTTCATAGCGTTCAAGAAAGCGAGCTTACCCGTCCCAGAAGACAGGATACTGAAGTTGCCTCCAGCATTGATACCAAAGTCCTCCCCTGCGGAGAATTTGATAGAGCCAAGAACCTCCTTCTTCAGAGCGCCGCCGATTTCGGAGAGATCGTCTGCGGCGATAACCTCTGATTTCCCCTTGAACTCGTAGGTGACATCCTTTCCAAAGGACACCTCGTACCCACCCGCTACAGTGAGCTTCATACCGCCGTCAATGGTTTCGTGCTTTACACCCTTGATGTGAGAAAAGCTATCCCCAGCGATTGTCTCTTCTTGCCTCTTGGCGTAGTGGCGCACTGTACCTGTAGACACGATGTCTATGGTGCCATCACGCAGTATCTCTATATGCGCCCCCATCTTGTGCTCAATGAGCACTCGTTCCTTACCTGGAGTGTCATCTAGTTCTACTCGATGCCCTCCTGCTGTCCACCAACCCTTTACATGAGGGTACTCCCCACGGAAATTAGACTTGGGCACGCCAGGAATGCCACGGGGAGAGCCCTCTATGTCACTCCCATCGACCTCACCCTGAGCGTGCATGGGGGTGGGAGTCTTGTTGGCTTGATACCCAGGTTCCGCCTCTATGGGGATGCCTCTGTCGGGACGACCGTAGCCCTCCTCGAAAACGTACCCGCCAGAGTATATGGGATAATTGGGCTGCCCCTCCTGAAACTCCACCCACACGCGAGAGCCAACCGGAGGAATGTTTACCGCGCCAGAATCAGAGTACCCAGGTTGCGAAGAAGAGGGCATAGCCCACGGGCTATCATCATGACCATACACAGAGAAGCATCGCACCTTGACGCGCTGCAACTTCCTTGGGTCATCGACGTTTACTACTACACCCTCAAACCGCCCAAAGAAGCGGCCAGCGAAGCGCTCATGAAACTCCTTGGGTCCGAGTAGAGGATTATGCTGGTCGCCCATTAAAAGTCCGCTCCCTTAGTAGGCGGGTATGTTGGAACACCAGGAACGGCGGGATAGGGCTGCGTCCAGCCATCAGGATCTTTGTACTCCTTCTGCGGGCCATCCTGTAGGTGAATCCTCTGGTCAGACACGTTGAGCATCTTCATCTCGCCATCGGGTGTCAGATACACACCACAACCTGGCTTGCAAGAAGGAAGCTCCTGCCCTGGATCTTCTCCATTGTAGTACGGGGTACACTCGTCGTTGGCGTAAGCGGCCAGAACCTCCTCCTCTTGCCCGGCTGGGGAAGTCTTGTTCTCCGGCCACCCAGGAACAACGGTAAGCACTGTGGAAAACATAGGATCGAAACTGTGCCGAACACGCTTCACTCGATAGTGCCCGTTGAATCTCCCCAAGCCACTAAGAAGCGTTTTGTACTGAGTTCTAAACATCGGATGCCCAAACTTAAGAGTAAGCTCAAACTCCTCTATGTCAGGCTCCGAGATTCGCCGCCCATTTACAAAAGGCTTCTGAAGCTCAGTGGCCCCAAGCCAACGCCCGTCTGAGCCGAACCCCGGTGCCTGTGCGCCTATAGCCCCAGCTACGTGCCCTAAATAGTACAAGTCCTCTTCAGTAAGACCAACTGAGGGCTTGAAAAGCGCGGCGACTTTAGGAATGGCCCTGACTTCTGGAGGTAGATTAGTGGCCACCAGTATCTCGGTGGGCACACCAGAGGCGTCGGACTGCTCCCAATTATTAAAAACTGTGACCTCATTCCCACGCTTTACGCCCTCTCTCCATATTTGCGCATACTCTACTCCACCGTCTCCGTTAGAAATAGGCACAATGTCATTGGCCTCTCCCTGCAAAGGAACAAAATATGGTGCCCCCCTATCATCTAACACCACGCCCATTCTTCTTGGGGCGGGTTTACCGTGCAAAGAATCGTATAGACTGTCAAACAGTGCTGTATCAAACCCAGGTGGGGCGGGAAGTTCCCCCCACACCTCTCCTCGTACAGACTGCTTCCTATACCCATAAACCCACTTCTCTTGCACCCCGGTACTATTCTCGTAAGGATACAGCCCCGAGTCTCTAAAAGCCTTTTCACGTTCTGACATATCGGCCTTTTGAATAAACACCTCGTCGCCGGTGTCAGATACCGGACCACATACTCCAAGCGGGTCAACATAGTCGGGAATATCCTCGATCATCTTGGCCAGTGCCGGCGGGGGTGGGGCCACTTCAATTTTGGGCTTCTTGGAGCGAACTCTGAGACTAGACACATCCGAATCCGCGCCGCCAAACTTGATGAAAGCGTACCCGGCGTTCTTTCTGTAGTACGGAGGGCTGAGAACGGCGCGACCATCTGTAAAGGTGAGCGTCCATCCTAGTCTACCCACAGCCTTTCTTAGAAAGTCCCCGTCATTGTTGCCGTGCTGTACGAGTGGATGATCTTCGGGAATAACAACATCCAGCCCAGGCCACGAGCCATCTTCCTCCACAACTAGAGGAATTCGGCTATCCTTCAGCTTCGTAGTAACTAGCTGCCTTAGTGTAAGCCCAAAGTACGTGGCGTGATTACTGGTCCTAGACAACGCGCCGCCTTCTTCGGCGGTAAAGTCCAGAATTATGCCACCACGTCCTGTCTGCCAGTCCAACATGGTTACTTCGTAAGGACCACGAGTATCGACAGCCAATCGGTGTCCAAAGTGAACGTGTACCTGTGCCTGCATATAAATGACAGGCTTTTGGAGATGCATAGAATCGCGGTCGAAGATGACCATGTTCAGGACGGACTTTTTGCCCTCCTCGTCCGTCATGTTTATGCGCTCTACCTGGAAGTGCTCATCGAATGAGAGCATACGACCACCGATTTCCAGACTAAAGTATGGCTCTAGCTCGTCTCCGTAATCCGGGGAAAAGATGCGGGCGTACTCACCATGCAGGAAAGGATCGTTCATACTACCTCGCCAACAACGAGGCCGTCCGAAGACTGGGAATAGACAACAGCGTGTTCTTGGGGAGGTCCAGTGGGTATAGGACATGCGGATTGGCGTCGGCGATTACCCACCATACTGTGGCGTCCCCATAGAACCGCTGCGCCAGAGCCGCCATGGAATCACCTTCTGCCGTCGTGTAGGAAACCCCAGTAGGGTCAGCCACCCAAGTAGTGTACCGCCGTCCGATTTCCACAGTCACCCTAGACAGTGCCGTGCGTACGCCATTAACTTGCCCGTAGAGTAACTGACGAATCCTTGGCACCGTGGCGTAGCGAGACTTGAAGACCATTACTTAAGCCCCGATAGTATGGTTTTGACCTCTGCCAAAGTATCCT